ATATTAGATGCCGAGATAATATTGCTACCGACATTATTTTGGCGAGCATTTAGCAATACTCCTTGGGGTCGCGTGACACCAAATCCTATGCTTCCATCATAGGCAACTGTAAGAACTTCTCGTTCGATATTAGATGCTGATATAATATTGCTACCTATATTATTCTGACGAGCATTTAGCAATACTCCTTGGGGTTGCGTGACACCAAAACCAATGCTTCCGTCATATGCTACTGTTAGAACTTCACGTTCAATATTAGAAGCTGAGATAATATTGCTACCGACATTATTTTGGCGAGCATTTAGCAATACTCCTTGGGATCGCGTGACACCAAATCCTATGCTACCATCATATGCTACTGTTAGAACTTCACGTTCAATATTAGAAGCTGAGATAATATTGCTACCGACATTATTTTGGCGAGCATTTAGCAATACTCCTTGGGGTCGCGTTACACCAAAACCTATGCTACCATCATATGCAACTGTAAGAACTTCTCGTTCAATATTAGAAGCCGAGATAATATTGCTGCCGACATTATTCTGACGAGCATTTAGTAATACTCCTTGGGGCTCTGTTATGCCTAATCCCATACTGCCATCATATGCAAGCGTTAGCAATTCGCGGTCCATGTTAGATGCTGATATAACATTGCTGCCAACATTATTCTGACGAGCATTTAGCAATACTCCTTGCGGCTCTGTTATGCCTAATCCCATACTGCCATCATATGCAAGTGTTAGAACTTCGCGATCTAAATTGGCTGCTTGTATAATATTGGTGTTGTGTTTTTGGAATACTGATAATGAAGGATTATTACCTTCGCCTTCTATATATAAATTACAGTTGATATATAAATCTGCATATAAATCAAGATTATATGTGTTATTTAATAGTTCAGATTTATGTAATACTAAAATATCATTATGTAAATCGGTAGATAAATAGTCTTTGACATAAAAGAAATTATAATCAATGTGATTATAATCCATGGCACGGGCATTAATTTCAATACCATTTGAACCAAATGAATTAAAATAGATATTACTTGAGTTTATTTCATATTCTTTGTAATAATTTTTATTGAGTATTTCAATTAAATTGTTACCATTTGCATCGAATATATTTCCGTCTATTTTAATATTACCTGCGGTATCTAAGCCTCCATTAATAGTCATATTTCCCATACTATCAATTTTGAGAGGGACAAATTGTTTATTTGTAGAGTTAGCATATTTGATTTCAAATACTCCGTCATAACTATATATTTCGTGCCCTTCAAAAATACTATCGTTTTTCTCAACATCATTTATTAAGGAAATGTGTGGTTTATAATTTTTATAGTTATAGTTGCGAATTCCGATGTTGATATCTTCCAAATTATAATTACAATAATTATTAAAATATTCTTCGATGATCAAAGTTTTATTTATAGTATTACCCAAAATATCAAAAGTATCTTGAAAAACATTTGAACTAAATTGCTGGATAACCATATTTCTTTGTATAGCATTTGCATTGTTATTTATAGAATAATTAGATGTTCTAAAAACTATATAGTTATTATCTTCAATATTTGAAGTAATATCTAGGTATGCACTGTTTAATTCAAACAGCTCGTCAAATATAACATTCGAAGTTGCAATATTTAAATGATTAGTATGGACAGAAAAAAACACAGCATCATATGCTATATTCGAATTATATTTCAAAATATTTGTAGTATATGTATTTAAAAATATATTGGAATATTCTAAAAACTTTTCATTGAGATTAATAAAATTTTGATGATAATCAATATAGGTATATTCCTTTACATTTTCGAGTGCATTAAACGGCTCTGTAACTGTTCCAAGTGTCGTTGTTATATAGTTGCTGATATTAAAATAGTTGCTATTGTTAATTCTCTGAATATTTGAACTAACAATAATAGAGATGTTGCAAGATATGTGGCTAGATATAATATATCTATTTATATATTCATAGTTGAATAATATATTACTATCATAGATGTTGAATACGGCTCTATCATTGACGGCAAGCATTTTTTCAGAAATATCACTTGGTTTAATATTATCATTACTGCTGTAAAATATGCCTTGCGGTACTAAGGAAAAATCATTTTCCTTGAATAAATCATATTTATCTTTGACACTATCGGTATTTATGTCAAATGTTTGGTTATTGAGAGGCATATAATTAATATCTAAATTGCTGAAAAAATACGGGTAATTGATATTAGAATGAACAGTAATATATGAGAGATTTGTTGATATTAGATTATTTGTTTTAAATATGAAGCCTTCGTCGTCAATATTATTAATATCTATAACATTATCATTAGCGTCTGTCGCGGGCAATTCGGTTATATTCTGTTTATAAAAACTGAAATATGTCTTAGAATCATTATTCCAATTAGATGATAATATATCAAATAACACATCATTATAATCTATTTTAACTGTACTATTGAACATATATTCATAACTGTATCTACTAGTAATTGACATGGGAACCGTATCATAATCGCTTTTAATTACAAAGGTCTGATTTATATTAGATGAAAAGTCTTCATTGAATCCATAGCGAGCCCCTCTGCGTTTATCACCGTTATATTGGAATGCATCAATTGTGAATACATTTGTCATAACTGGTTCATTATTTATTTCATTAGCAGCGGCGGCTGAGACATCAATTGTAAACTTATGATTGTTATTAAGATCACCGCCAGATATAGTATGATAAATATTTTTTCCTTCCGAGTTCAATAAATTGATAGAAGCCGGAAACTTATTATTGGTAATTTGAAGGCCGTATTTTTCATTCCCGTCAATGTGAAAAAGGATATTAGAGCTCTTGTCTGTTCCTAGACCCATATGCGCAATAGTACTATTGGCATCCCCGTTGTCACTCACTGTATTAATAAATCGTAGAAAGTTTTTGTATGAATAATTGTTATAAACATTGAAATCGAGATAAGTATTACTATTATTATTCGCAACGCTCATCTGTATGGCATTTCGTATATTGTTTTGTTTATCTATGACATCATCTACTAATTGAAGATTGCTATTGTAAATAGCCAATTCTATCATAGAATAACAAATATTACTCTTAGAATAAGTAATAAACTTTGTTGCAGGATTATCGTCATTCATATTTTTAATTATTACAGGAATCTTTGCATTTTCTACTGGGTCTATTATAATATTTTCTCTCGGCCTCAAAATATCAATAGACATCGCAATTTTATTTGTACTTGTTGAATATCCTGTATTAATACCACTCCCGGATATATAGTTGATATATCTGTCTACTTTCTGTAAATTGGAGGATAAAGCTTTCATAGTAAAATTAAAATTACATCCTTCGTTATCTAAAATATTAACATTTCCATGAACATTTAGGTCTCCATATATTGTCATTGCAGATTTATCATCGTATGAAACCTTCGGATTATTAACATCAATGTGATATTTTGAACTTAACGGGTCATAATAAAACGACATACCGTAGGATGTGGGTTCAATAGTTTTATCTGTATATCCAATTTGCAAAGGGCCAATACGCATATAATCTCTTGCATCAAGGTCATTATATTTATGATTTTTATAAATGAACCATTTCTCCTTATTTCTATCTTGATTTATATCTCTGTCATATTCGCAGATATCAATACCGCTATAATCTGCATTATTAAAAAGACCACCACCTCTCGCGCCTCTATAAATGCGTATAGTTGAATAATTATAATCGTTAGTGTATAAGTTTCTAACTTGCAGAGGTGTAACATTAGCTTCGCCTTTCCAACCAATAGATATATTCTTGTTAGTGTAAAAACTGTCTGTGGAACTAGCTTTTTGCAGGGTTTCTAATAATATATTATTTTGATAATATAAATCAGCGTTAATGCCTTTTTTAACATTGAGGCCTCTCATATCCGACGCGAATGATATAAGCTCATTATAGTTGATGCAAAACTTATCAGTTGAAGTATCATATAAATTAAAAAAGTTTTTTCCATTATTATAAACGAAGTTCTTGGTCCTTTTAAAATTATTATCTTGTGATACATAGTAATCGTTAGCAGCTATTTTACCTCCAATATCAAGGGCAAAAAGATTATCAGGATTCAATTTATTAATACCAACTTTGCCATTTAATAACGATAATGTAGGAGGGGTATTTCTTAAATTAGGAAGAAAACGATTTGAAGTAAGTATAGACATATCACTTGAAGGATAAAAATAGATGTTGTTATTTTTTCCGGGTACCTTGTTTGTATTAAATATCAAACTGTTATCGTTATAATCTAGTCGCGAGAGCCTTCCGATATTTGCGATATATGTCTTGTTCCCCGATGTATTTTTTAGTGATATGTCAAAATTGTTGCTTGTAGTTTTATCATTCTTTATAATGTTTAGGACGCCATCAAAACCGTCGGTAGGCGAAAGACCAATTCCCAATTTATTAGGAAAATTAACATTACAATTAGCGTCGAGTGAAGCGATATTGCTACTTACATAAATAAATATATAGTTGCTACCATCTACAATACTTTTTTCAAAGTTACCTGTAAAAGTATCGGTTATATTGAGAGCTGTTACGCGCTTATTATTAATGAAAAGGTCATTATTAATATTTAGCTTATTTATATTAATATTTTGGACACTGTCAAAATTAACATCATTATTAAATGCTACTGTTCCGTCGAATATCGAATGTTCGTTAACATTTAAAAAATCTGTGGTTAAATTACATCCAATAGTTACGCTATTAGCAATATTTGCATCACCGGCACTTAATAACTTTGATACTGTTAAATTGTTTTTAAATCTGTACAAAGAATCTGTATCAGTAAAATCGCCTCCTTTTATCTGTGTTGCATTGAGAACACTAATACCTGTTGAGCGGATATATATATCATCTAGATGTTTATAGGTATTTGTTTGGTAATCATGTAAAAGTATGTCATCAAAAGTAGATAGGCCTTTAACTTCAAATTTAGGTTTACCGAATCTTTCTACATTTGTTGTACTATTATTTGTGAAAACCTTTTTATAATAGTTTTTTAGAGAAGTATTGTTAGTGCCGATACCTACGTTATTATTGGCATCAATTGTCATAGCAGGAACATTATTAGAGTTGTATATAGGAAGTGCTCTTGTATTATAGGCTGCATCAATATTTTCGGAAGAAGTGCTAACATGAAATTCGAGCGGAACTCCTCGTGTTGTAGAAATAATAGCAGGTGATATATTGCTGCCACCAATCATACCAATACACATTCTCGAAGGTTCTTCGTCATTATTAGTATCGTTTCTAATGGAAACATGCATGTTGTTGAATTTATTGTTAGGAGTAGTTACGATGTTTAGAGGATGCGTATTTTTGTATGTATCAATATGACCACCAAAGGTAACGAAGTTTGGTGTATAAACATTTTTAACATCATAATTAATATTATAAAGATTATTGTAATTTGTAATATACCCTGTTTGAAAAGGCTGGGATACTACGAGGTCGTTAGTTTTAACGATAAAATCCCTAATTAAATTGCTTGTTATAGTTGTTGTATTGTCAATTCTAATATTATTAAGCTCTAACCCAGCAGCTTTAATAATACCCGAACAATGAATATTTTTATCTACATACAGCGAAGTATCGGGTGTTAAACTTTGGCGCGCAAGGCTTCTCGATGCATTTACCGAAGTACCTTGGCTATTAACGACAAGAGACCATTTAGTATTTGAAGTATCGCCCGGAATGTATGTTTTCTCTCCTACTACCAAAAATTCATCTTTGTTTAAATCTAAACTATTGATATTTCTTGCTTCGCTTTCGCCGTTCAATTGAAACCCAATAGCAACCGAATCTATTTGGATTGAGGGGGCTGTTATATCATTAGCTAGATAACTCATTTATTATCTTATTCTATTTAAAAGAAAAATACATTTAATATTTATATATATAAAAATTGATATAATCATATTTTGAGAAATATATAACTAAGATAGCAAGATGAAGAGAATTGATAATATCCATAATAAAACAATGGAGATTGATGTGGAAAATCAACCGTATAATTCTAAAAACACACTTTTAAGCGAAGATGACTTATATAAATTGCTAAGTAGCAACGGGTTGCCTGAATTAAAAATAAAGAATATCAATTTATATCGTGTTGCATTTGTTCATAAATCTTATTGTACTATGAAAAATATTGATTTTGAGAAAAGTAACATGAATCGTCCAAGTGACTGTTTGCCTCTTCAAGATATGTCTTATGAAAGATTAGAGTTTTTGGGAGACTCATTGCTCGGAATGATTGTAACGAATTATTTATATAATAGGTTCCCTGACCAAAACGAGGGATTCTTATCTAAAATTAGAACAAAGATAGTAAATGGGAAGATGCTTGGATATTTATCTGATAAAATAGGATTACCCAAGTTTGCAATTATATCTAAACAGGTAGAGGAATCTGGTGGAAGAAATAACTATAAAATTATGGAGGATATATTCGAGGCATTTTTAGGAGCGCTCTATTTGGATTTCCAGACAGATACTGACAATGTTATTATTCCTAATATTAATATAAATCCTTCTTCCGGAGCGGGATATTTCGTTGTAGAATCATGGATAGTATATATAATAGAGAATTACATTGACTTTTGCGAACTGATTAGAATTAAAAACAACTATAAGGATATGCTTGTATCTCATATGCTTCATTCTTTACAGGATGTACCACAATTCAAAGAGCTCAATGTAGCTGTTAAAGATAACGTTCGTATATTTACATATTGTATCAAGGATAAGAATGGGAGCATTATTTCTACGGCTACTGGAAATACTAAAAAGGAAGCGGAGAACAATGCTTCCAAAGAGGCTCTTGTATACTACAAAGTTAGTATTCAAGAATACAATTCGCATATTTAAACATTTGAAGGTATTTGGAATATTTAAGAGGAACGCAATATTTGGATATAATATATATAATTAAAAATGAGTACAGATAGTACAAATACGTCAAATATAAAGAATATGAATATTACACATTTAGTTTTATCGGGGGGTGGTATGCGTGGCGTGATATTTATAGGTGCACTTAGATATTTATATTTAAATAATATGCATAATAATATAAAACATATTGCAGGATGTTCAATAGGTTCTTTAATAGGTCTAATGTTTGCGCTTAAATTAACTATATATGAGATGGAAGAGGTATTATATGGTTGCATGAAGGATAATGATTTATGTTTTTTATCTATAAAAAAATACATAAGATTGATTACAGAGTTTGGTTTATTTGATACACAGGTAATGATTAAGCATTTAAAAATTATTATAAAAAAGAGATATCCCGATAGGTGCGAGGGCACAAATGAGTCTGGTGATATATCGGAGACTATTACATTTGCACAATTATCTAAAAGTTTTGGAGTAAATATGTATATATCTTGCACGAATATAAATACTTGCGAGAATGAGATTTTTTCTATTGAGAAAACGCCTGATGTCTGTGTATATAAGGCATGTAGTGCTTCAATGTCTATACCATTATTATTTAAACCGATAAATATAGGCGATTATTATTATTACGACGGGGGATTAACTAATAATTTTCCTATAAAAATATTTGCCGATGTGCCTCGTGAGAATATAATAGGTATGCTTTTGTATAAAGATAATGAAAATATAGAGCATGTTCCTGTTAAAACTATCAACTTTATATATATTGTAAAGCAGTTGATGACGATATTAAATATGCTAAGAGTAAAAGAGGTTTTATTAAAGCAGATTCAAGATAGTAAATATACTAATTATTATCGCCCTCAAAATCTCGTGTTAAAAAATGGAATGAATATAATATTTACAAGAAAGGGAATGCGATTACATATAACTAAAAAGGAGATTGATGAAATGGTATATGTAGGCTTTGAAACAATGACCGAATATATTGACGAATTATCTGCAAAATATGCGGCAGACGCGGATGAACGTATTGATGTAATTAGTCTTTGATTAATATTTTTTTATTAATGTAATAGGGTTTTTTATTAATAACAGTTGCATTTGCAGGTAATTTGGCGACAAATGTATTATTGGGAGCTTTTAATAATATTGGAAGAACTGTATCAATAGTTAATTTTTCTAAATATATGCTATTATCTTTGTAGATACTGCTATTGTCATCGCTTCCACTGTTTATGTTTGAGATACGATTATTATCAATAGCTTTTCTAAATGTTTTGACATATTCACTGACCTCATCAGAAGGCAGGTTGTTATCTACTGATATCCAGGAATGCGGTTCTATCTTTTTATTTCTGAAAGCATTTATCAATCTTCTATAGTCAGCGTCAATAAGCGATGTTTTAGCCAATTTGATTTTTTCGGCAAAACCAAAATCATAAATATACATAGTATATTCGCATGATTTTAGATAATAATTTTTGCCGTAAATATTATAGTGATGATAGCTATTTTTGACTACATTATAATTCATATGATATAGAAAGTTGCCCCAGTGACAATCGCCGTGAATAAATCCAATATGATGAAATGTAGATATAGCTAACATTATCTGGATAAATACATTATATAATATGCTGTTATTTTTGAGGAACGTTTTACTATTACAGAGCTGTTTCAAATCGCCTCTGGCAAGCTCATTTAATAAAACATAGTATTTCTTATTGAGAACGATATCTGGCAAGTTTTTATTGGATATTTTGTCGCAGATAATAACTTTATAAGTTAGAATGAAATGTCTTGATATCATATTTTTTATAACTTTATCGGTTATTTTCAAGTTAATCTGAGCTTCAAATAGATTAACACGGTTATTAATCATAATTTTTGAAGCAATAGGATATTTGCCAACTTCGTTTTTAATAGATGCTATATAAATATAGCCATACTTGCTAATAGACCCGAACTTTTTTGTAAGAAATACTGTATTGTCTATATTATATCCGCGAACATCGTTATTTTTTTTAGAACTAATAGCATATTCTGTTAGACACTGTTTGTTATTTACATCTTTTAATTTGTTAGCAATATGCTTATAATAGAATATTCTTTTATCAAGATTATATTTGAGAGTTTTATCTTTAAAATATTTAAGTAATGCATCAGGTAATTTAATATCTTTTTCTTTTCCGTTATTCAAATCAAGATATTTGTTATTAATTGTATTTGAAAAATGGCTATATGCAGATATATTTTTAGTGTTAAATATGTGGGATTCTGCCATTCTCTTATATCTTCTATTTATAAAGCAATATTCTAATATAATATTATAATAGATTTAATGAATAACAGAGAAGAAAAGGAATGCAGTGTCGAGCCGTATATATTTATAATAGATTTGGACGGTACTATAATAGGCGATTGTAATTATCAATGTGATTTATATAATATTATTGAATTGGTAAAAAAATATAAGATGAAGGGATTAAATAAATATACGGCGTTGTGTAATAAATATTTGAATGAAAGTTATTCTGAGAAATCGCTATTAGTGCGACCGCATTTTTTCACGTTTATAAATACTATGAAAAAGCTGTACCCGTCGAGCTATTTTTATATTTATACAGCTTCTGAGAAAAAATGGGCTAATAAAGAGATAGCTATAATAGAGAAGCATAATAATTTTAAGTTTGATAGGCCATTATTTACGCGCGATAATTGTATTATGGATAAATATGGAAATATAAAGAAATCTGTTGTCAAGATATTGCCGCTAATTAGCAAGTCAATCAAGATACCTAATAATTATGATATTAGCAAGAGATTATTAATAATAGATAATAACCCTACATTTATAGATTACACAAATAGTTTATTGATATGTCCTTCGTATAATTATATGAAGTTTTATGATTTGCGCGAGACTTTACCTAACAATAGTAAATGTGACGAGTTAAAAAGCTATATTTTCAGATTAATAAAGGAACAGCGACTTAGCAAGATATCAAAGAAGCCTGAAAACTTAGAGAAGACATATAAATGGCTATATAAAAAATGTAAGAAAATTAATAAATACAATTCAAAATACGAAGGTGATACATTCTGGAAGGACCTTGCTGCGCTTATAAAGCATTATAGTATTACCTCATACAGTCCAAAAATAATAACAGAAATCCAAAAAACTATAACAAAAAATTAGAGACCCAATAGACCTATGTAAATACTACGATATAGCAAATAAGGATATGATGATATTATTAGGATATTAGGATTATGATATATATTAGTTTTGATATTGGGGTTAAGAATCTTGCTCTGTGTATATTAAAACAGACTGAGATATTGGAGATATTGGATTGGCGTATCATAGCATTAGCTTCATCTAAGAAAGAGATTAAGGGGATTGATGATATATCTGAAAGAATATATATTGAGATGGATAATATAATTGGTGGTTTAAAAAATAGGGGCATCAATATGATAGATTATGTATTGATAGAGAATCAGCCTTCTAATTTAAACGGCATTATGAAAACTATCCAGCATATAATCTACGGATATTTTAGTTTAGTTAAATATTGGGACAAGGAGGTCGGTAATGTTGTCCTTGTAAATGCTTCATTAAAAACTAAAAACCATATCTATCTTATAAATATGGAAGCGAATGCAGCGGCTAAGGGCTCGGTCGATGGAGGAGAGGCGAGGAATAAGAAGGGATTTAGGAGGGATAAATATAAGAATAATAAGATGCTTAGTATTGAGTTGTGTTGCGAATATATTAGCGAGAACGAGCAATTAAAGAAGAGATTTAATGAAAACAAGAAGAAGGATGATTTGAGCGATGCGTGTTTGCAAGCTGTATCATATATTAGAAGTAATACGAAGGGAGATATTACAAATAAATATAATAAATTATATAGTAGTGGTACATACTGTAATGAAGATAATGAAAAAGAAGAAGCGTCCTAAAATATTGGTAATAATGATGTATAGTAATCCTGTATCGAATAATATAAGAAAGCTGCGTTTTAAGAAATCTATGAAAAATGCGAGATTATGTTTTAGAGATTGGTACGATGAAGAAGGCATCGCCAAATTATTGGATAATCTTGATGATAAATTGGATGCTATTATAGTGACTGGTTCTGATTATCGCATAGTTGATAGAAGATCGCCCAAGGTTCCTGAGATAATATTTAAACACGCTAACAAGATACATATATTAGCTATATGCTACTCGATGCAATATATCGCTGTAAGATTTGGGAAGTTCTCTAATGTCAGAACAAGAGATGCTGGATATATTCGACACTATGATAGGCCGTTAAAAATAAAGTATCCTTTTGATATTGTAAAGACAATATATATGTATAATCATAATGATATTGTTATCAAAGTAGGGAAGAATATTGAGAATGTAATGAAAAGGAAAGATATGATAGATATATTATATCATAAGAAGCGGGATATATTGGGGATACAATTTCACCCTGAATATTATGTAAAATCTGGGAAATTATTTTTTGGCACTTGGTTATCGTGGCTATCTCGTAGAAATAGCTAATATTCGTAAATTATTTTTATTAGAATGCGTATTAATAAACATTTAAAAATTATAATAGATATATAAACATTTGATACCCAAATAAATATATAATATGGCTTTACTATCAAATTATAATAATAGAAATGATGATTTAATTGAATTGAATAGAGAAAGTTTTAATAAACAACCTTTTAGTTTTAATATACCAGGGGGAGGTAAGCAGTCTAATATAGCTATTAGCGAAGAATTGTTTAATAGGAAAAAAATAAGCGATGATGTAATATCTATGTCTTCTGGCGGTTCTTCGCGAGGAAGTTCATCTGGTGGTAAAAAAAAATATATGAAAAATATCAATAATATATATCGCAATAAAGATAAGATTGGTAGAGGTTCGCGAATAGAAAGCGAGAGCGATAGTGATGAGAGTAAAAAGAGTTCGAACCCTAGCAAGATTAAGAAAATATACGATGATAATATTAGTGAAGTTAGTGGTGGCAGCGATGAAAGCGATGAAAGTGCCGCGAGTGGAGAAAGTGCCGCGAGCGGAGGAAGTGAAGAAAGTGAGGGCAGTGGAGGAAGTGAAGAAAGCGGATATGGAGGTGATGGTGGTAACAGTAAACAAAAAAATAAGTTTCTGAGCCCTAAGGAAATAATAAGGAATGAGATAAATGAAAAGAGAGAGATAATATATCAACTCGACAGAATGGAATCTAAGGGATTTAAGATACCGTTCAAGTTCAATATGAACTCTGATATTGAGGAGATGAGAACCGAATATAATAGGCTTGTTAGAGAAAAAGAATTGGACGGGAGTGTAAGATTTCAGCAAAAAATGTTAATGGCATTTATCTCAGGAACTGAATATATTAATGGACGATATGATCCGTTTTCTATAAAGCTTGATGGGTGGTCCGAACAGGTAAATGAAAATATAAATGATTATGATGATATTTTTGAAGAATTGCATTATAAATACAAGGCGACAGGAAAGAAGATGGCGCCTGAATTGAGGCTTTTTATATCACTATCAGGAAGCGCTTTTATGTTTCATTTAACGAGCAGAATGTTTAAAGAACAGCCTCTCCCTGATGTAGAAAATGTTCTCCGTTCTAATCCCGAATTAATGAAACAGTTTCAAAATGCAGCAGCAAAACAATATGTAATGGGAAACGGCGCTCCGCAACAAATGCCACAAATGTCTCAAAATCGCGGGTCTAGTAATGATAACATGGGGTTATTCAATATGGTAAGTAATCTCTTTGGCTCTTTAAATAGCGATCCTGTACCTTCAAATATGCCATCATATTCGCAAAACATGAACACACAAAACAGAGGAGTTGCACAACAGTCTAATGATAAAAAGCAATATGAAGATATAGATAATATAATTAAAAATGTTCATAGCAAGATATCAATTGATGATAGCGATAATAACATAGAGACTCTTTCAGTTAGCGATGAAGAGATTACTTCAATTATAGAAGATACTGCTGATATTCAGATATTAAAAGGGAGAGGAAGACCCAAAAAAGGTACTCGCACATTAAATATATAAAATATTAGCGGTATATGACTCATGAAAATAATAACTATTTTATATTATATAATGAATAAAAATAAGGGTTATTAGGGAGTTAAATTACTCGATAAATAGATATTTATCTATTTTTTCTAAGATTGGTTATTTTTTTAGCGGATTTATTAACAAAGCTGCCTACTTCTTTAACAGATTTAACGATTCTATCAGGGGTACTGCGTAGAGATTTCATCGGGTCGCGGATAGTATCCTCTACTTCTTCTTCAAAAACCTCTATTTTAGATAATAGACCGCTTAGAGTGCTTAATAGGATAGGGATGATAATTATGGTGAATAGGAGGGTCAAGAATAGGAAGAGGGATATCATAGTACCTACTGAAATGATATCGCGGCTTAAATCCTCTGAACATTTGCATTTTTCATTGGTTAAATATCTAACATATTCAAATGCATAATATATGTAAACAACAAACATTAAGAAGAATACGAATGTTGCGATAGATAGTAATTGGACTACTACATAGCCCATGCTTTTAGCGACAGATTTAAGTGATATAATAGAGGTTATTATGAAATAACCGAGGGCTATTACAGTGAAGTTCTTGATAAAATCTTTGTTAGGGTGTTCCGAACATTCACACCCCATATTCTCTAGTTTGTAAATATAACTGAGAATTATTAACAATAATATAGCAAAAATTGCTTGGATTATGGCACTACTATAAAAAGATAAGTTATTTTCACTCTCTTTCATTGTACTATTTCTTACTCTATACTATTATATAGAAATAATTTTTTTATAATTCAATAATATTATAAATAAAAAACTTTGTAGAATTATCTAAGTTTTTAATATTTATATTTTTAATTTTATCTATTATACTATTATATTTAGCGATAGCCAAGATTTTATATAATTGTTCCAGTAAAATATCTATAATATATTTATATATGTCAGTATCATATACAATACTAAGTACATAATCTGCGATATTATTTAGCAATATTAGCAGTTCTTCGCGTTTATATTTAATCCATATCTTATTAATATTATTTATTCCACGTTTCCACTTTGTATATTCGCAATACATATCATATTCGTCGTTCAATACCAGAAGATTGTTTTCGTATACATATCTTGGCGGATCCCATTCCTTATTGTTTATGTAATTATTCCATTGCTTATCAAGCATAGTGTAGACATATTCTTTATTAAATAGAGTAAGTATATTACTATACAGCTCATCATCGCTTGTTTTAATATAATTCCATATAATCATAAAAATATTATCTTTGTTATCGTTATTATCATTTATAGCTATAATTTCCTTAATTTTATCGTAGATACTGTCCCTGTTTTTAATACTTAGTTTATTTAAATTACCTATCAAACACCTTTTCAGCTCGGATTTCTTTGTAAAGTCAGGTATTATAATATGAAATCTTGATTTAACCTTTGGTTTATTATACTTCTCCTTATTATTATATATTTTTTTTGCCCATATCATTTTGGGATCATAATAAGAGTTGAAACACGAATATGTATTTTTTATATCTACGGCTTTATCCAAAATATTACGCGGTACATCAATAGAATTATAGATATCTCTAAATTGTTCTATACTAATCTTGATGATTTGTTCGTCCATTATAATTAGTTATTATAAATAATCTTATATATTGATTACATAACATAATTATAATATTCGATATATCACAGTATCTAATAAAAATAAATTATCACATCAAAATATATAATTATAATATTATAAGTTCACTTGCGCGTTTTTGTATTATCTTGATTCCCTCTTCTATTACGTAAACCATATGGATTTGAAGAAGGCGATGATGCTCTTGACGCAGACGAGGATTTTGACGAAGATGCTCTTCTTGTCGCGATAAGTTTTTCATTTATACTCCTATAAATGGCTGCAGCTTCATTCTTCATCTTTTCAATATCAGAGAGCAATTCGCGTTGATTTTTTTTATTGATTCCGATAAATCGGACGATCCTGGCCTACGACCCCGGGCGGGGTTGGAAATCAAGTCCATACCAAGATTATAATGTTCATTTTACTTTTATTTAATACGCTTCTCAATGTCTTTAACTTTCTTATCCATCTTTTCAATATCAGAGATTAAACTACTCATATTCTAATATACATAAGGCAAAAACAATAATAGTTAATAAAGTATTAATGACACATGAGATAATTAATAGATTAGAGGAGCTATATTCAAACTATCTTGTATATAGAACTATAATTGTGTGCTACGAACTCGTCTCCTTATATTGCCCTCAGTGTCCGCACGTCTCCTTGAAAAAGGCGGGGAGGGTGGTCTCGCAGGTTCGAATCGTATTGTTGGCGGTGGCGAGTAATTATCTGGCGGAAAAATTTTTTTTTCATTTAAATCGGCAGCGCTGAGTCTAAAAACTTCTCTTCGTGAGGCAGCGCTGAGTTGTGAATATTCTTTATAAAACCTATCTTTTTCATTTGAATCCCTAAACTTATTAGACCGCAGCATTTGTGCATAATTTATTAAATTAGCTTTTTTATTTAACTCAGCTCTTCTTTTTTCTATTCTTGCTTCTCTTGCTCTTGCTTCTGCTTCTGCTGTTGCCGCAGACAAGGATGCACTTGTCGCGGGCGAGGATGCTCTTCTTGCCGCTGCAGACAAGGATGCACTTGCCGCAGACAAGGATGCACTTGCAGCAGACAAGGATGCACTTGGTGCGGGCGAGGATGCACTTTCCATATTCAATAATATTACTGTTTTATGAATTAAATCAAGTGTTTTTTTTAATTCATTACTGTTCTTAAAAATATCAATATTTTTTTTTTTTTCAATAATATATTTTTTATCGCGGCGGTAATTGTCGGTATTGCGGTCACTCATCTAATATATTGTAAGATTTTTTTTAAAATTGTTTTGTGTATAATATTACATAAGGCAAAAACAATAATAATTAATAAAGTATTAATGACATATGAGATAATTAATAGATTAGATGAGCTATATTCAAGCTATCTTGTATATAGAACTATAATTGTATGCGATGATAACAAAGACGATAAGTATGTCAATATACTTAGAGATAATAATTATGATAGCTATGTGTTAAAAGAGTATGACACTGCGGTAGATTATGATTCTCTGGATGTAAGGATATTTTTAATAGAAAAAAAGCATTTTATCAAGTTTATTAAGGGCTATATTGATAACAAAATTAGGGCTAATATTGATATAGATAGATATGGAGCGTATTTTTATAATTCAATAATAATACAGTTTGATAATAATGAATATGATATCGTGGAAGAAACTGAGAGAATTAAGAGAGAGTATAAAGAAATATCTAATAATTATGATATTATTATCTAATAATAATTTAGAGGATTATACTATTAGAATATTAATATGGCGGCAAAAAAGAGTTTTTTCGGAAGCGATATATTTATTATGATTTCAATAATATTATTTTTATTATTGGCAATTGCCGTTTTATTCGCATATAATAAAAATAAAATAATGGAGACTTTCATGGGCGAATCTGCTGATAAAAAATATAGAATGGAGTATTATTATATGGAAGGTTGTGGACACTGTGATGATTTTAGTAAATCCGGAGTATGGGAGAAGCTTAGTCGAGAATACGGAAATAAATTAGAGTTTAAAAAGTATAATATGAAGGATTGCAAGGACAGAATAGATAAATATAAAATCTCTGGATATCCTACTATTATTATAGTAGATATGACAGATTCTGAGAAAAAGGAAGAAGAATACAATGATGACAGAAGATACGAGAAAATGAAGGTATTTGTAGGAAAATATGCGAATATGAATATCTGAGCATTTGTAAAATAAGTATATAAGCCTATTAATAAAACTTAATAATAATAAAGGGTATAAATAAAAATGGGTGGCGGGTTGATGCAATTAGTTTTAAAGGGTAATATGAGCGAATATATTACCTTACAGCCTCATATTAATTATTATAAATATGTTCTCAAAAAACATACTAATTTTTCTATGGAAACTATTGTTATTACTTCTACTGGTGATAGCAATATTGGTTTTAAGCCATCAACTTCTGAGTTGCGTATTAATTTTAAAATAAAGCGTTATGCTGATTTATTATCAGGCTTGTTTTTGACATTCAAAATACCTGATATATACTCGGACGATGTATATAAGTTCAGGTGGGTAAATAATTTGGGCTTTAATTATATTAAGGAGGCGCGACTAAAAATAGGGGTAGTTAATATAGAGACGTTATATGGAGAATGGATGAATATATGGAATGAACTCACTAGCAAAGATAACACAGAATATAATAAGTTAATAGGAAATATAGATGAATATACGGCTCCTTTCAATTTTGTTCCAAAATACAGGGTGTTAAATAACAGGCTTTATAATGTTACCTATCCTGTATCAGTTTTTACAAAAACGCCTGAAAATCCAAGTATCAAAAAGAGAAAAATACAGGTTCCTCTCAATTTCTGGTTTACTAAGAATCCTTCTCTGGCCCTTCCATTATTAAAATTAGAGAATAACGAAGTTGAATTAGATATTTATATTAATGATAATGCATTTGAGGGATTATATCAGGTATGGAGTAATATGTTGAATACTTATGTGAGTCCGTTTATGTATAATGCAACACATAGTCCTACGATACCTATATCGATTGCTACATTTGTAAAGCCGAGCGATGTAAACTTTGATGTTAATAATGAGTTATTATGTACCTATGTATATTTAGATAGTACTGAAAGAAGCAGCTTGTTATTGAATACTAATCAAATTAATTATATTATTAACACAGTTAAGAAAACACAGGCGATAGCATTGAATGATAATCATACGCTCATAGATATAACAAATGCGAATCATCACATCAAGGAGATTATATGGATTACACGAAGGAGTGATTCTATAAGAAACTTCAATAATTATACAAATTACACAGGGTCTCATGAATATAGTGAAGGGCTTGGGATATTAGATAGAGCATCAATATTATGGAATAGAGAAATAACACGGGCTGATTATGATGCGGCTTATTATAATCAAATAGAGCCTCATAAATATCATACAAATATACCAAGAACAGGAATATACTGTTATTCATTTGCTTTATTTCCCGAAAAACAGATTAGCTCGGGCTCTTATGATAATACACAAATTACAACATCATTATCGGTGAATGTAAATCCGGAGGTAAAAGATGATAGCAAATATACATATATTACTAAATCATATAATGATATATTAAATAGGGTCTATCCGGTCAATTTTGAAATAACTATATATGTGATGGAAATAAATGTTCTAACAGTTATTAATGGCGGTGCTGGATTAAAGTTCAGCTAAATCACATCAGCTTGTATGTTATCAATTATTTTTATATTCTTTTATATAATTAAAGCATCATGGATTTATTTGTTTTAATAATAATAATTGTATTTGTATTTATAATAAAGTATTTAATAGATACTATTAACTCTCTCAACGGAGAGATAAGAGAGATAAAGGAAAAATGTATAATAGGAAGTAAAGCAGTCGGAGCAGGAGATGCAAGTGATGGAGGAAAAGGGATAACATTTACAAAAAACACCGAAAAACCTTCTGATAATGTTAATAAAGAATTAATAAAAAGTCTAGTATATTTTAAGGACTACTTTGATAATAACAGCTAGGTAATTGTGTCTCGTGCAAAAGTATATAAATAGATATAAAAAATATAAGCGTTTATAATTAAATGCCGAGAAAAAGTAAAAACAGTGATGTTAAATCTACAATAGATAAGAAGAAAGGCTTAATGAATACTATTGTAAAAGATGTGGTACTTGTAGAAAACGAGGATATTATATTACAGTTGCCTATATCTGACAATGATATAAATAAAATAAGTATTACTGAAAAATTATTAGAAGCTCCTACGCCATACGAGCCTAATTGCTGTTATATAAATGAGACTAATTTTTATAATACAATTCAAGACAATTTGATTAATGAAGATAATTGCAAAAATACTAACATAGATTATAATGATAATATTATTAAATCATCAAATAATTGCTATTGGTGTTGCCATTCTATTAAAGATAGGATTTACGGTATGCCTTATAAATATAATATTACTACAAATACTTATATATTGTTTGGGAACTTTTGTTCTCTGGAATGCGCCAATGCATATAACTTCTCTTCGCATTGCGGGAGTGATAAAGTATGGGAGATAAATAGCTTGATACAAATGTTGAGCAAACATTTTGGGTGTACACGTCCCATACGTCCCGCACCTTCAAGATTTTTACTAGATATCTTTAACGGGCCTATGAATATTGATGATTTTCGAAAGGGTCATCATACGAATGAAAAAACTCATCTATTAAATCTGCCACCTATGATAGCCACTACTTACAATTATGAAATTGTAAATACATCTTATCTCAAAAACATTACAGATAATATGAATAATAAAATTGAGGTAAAGAAAAACAAAAAATGATATAAGAACATTAATACAATAAATATTGTGAATTACCCAAATTGCTATTAAGAATGACGAGTCTTGATAATAAATGCTGTGTTTCTGTTGATACGACAGCTACGTTGGCCAAGGCATCTGCTACCGATTATATATACTTTTCGCATTACAGAGTTTCTACCATAACTTGTAATGCAAATATTGGCGAAGATATTAATTTAAACTTGAAAATGTTGTTTGAAAATATTGTAATAATTGATAAGGATGATACAGAAGGGATTGTATGGGCGCAATATATGAAGGATGGCGAAGATTTAAATCGCGGGACATATCCTAAGAAAAGGAGAAACAGTAAGAAAAATAAAATGAAGAAGAATAGGTTTGATAACCAGGTTACTATTATATATAAGAACGAGAAATATATGCCTAATGTGAAAATATTTAAGAACGGTAATATTCAAATAACAGGAATAAAGGTTGTTGAGGATACTGTTAAAATTGTTAACCATATTATTGCGAATATCAAGAATATCTATTATGATATTAGTAAGGACATTATAAATAACCGTGATGATGATTATGAATTGAAATTGAAATATCAGAACTTTAAAATCAGAATGATTAACTCGGATTTCAAGGTTTATTGCGACAATTCTCTCGCGGTTCCATTCGGTTTAAAGAGACGTGAGATACATAATATATTTATTAGCGATCTATATAATAATAAGTGTTCATTTCAGCCCGGAATATATCAAGGGGTTAAGTTAGAATATTTCTGGAATAAATGCAATGAAAAAAAGGATGGTATTTGTTATTGCCCTAAGAAATGCTATGGAAAAGGAAAGGGAGAAAAGGTAGGAGATTGTAAAAAGGTTACTGGGGCATTATTTGAGAGCGGTAGCATCTTAATTACAGGCGGTGTATCATTTGAGCAAGTTGATGAGGTATATAAGTATATCTGTACTTTCTTGATTAAACACAGGGATACTATTAAGAAAATCCAACCAACAAACCTTGTTGTTCAAGATATTGCGACATGAACATCGTAGACTTTGTAGACTTTATCTTATATCTGTTGTATGGCAGCTGAAATTGTAGTTGACATCACAGTCAGCTGATGTATATTTTTTATATTTATCGGTATTTATGCTATTATTTCCCGGTCTATTATATGAGGGTATGTGATGGCTTGCGTAAAAATGCGAAGCATACACTGCGGCATCAGGTTCAGCAGGAGGCATTTTATAACTATTACCCCAGGGTTTTTTGTCAAATAAGACATCGCCAGTATATAACCCTGCATTTTTTGGCAGAGGAGGGACGGGAACATTATGGCTATAATCTAATTCGGCATATTCTAATTCTTTTTTCATTATTCTATATATAAAATAGATATTATTATATAAAGATAAAATTAATAAATAATTTAAAATAGTATGAGTACTGAAAGAAAAAGGAGAAAGGTTGCTGATTTTGTAAAAGATGGTATGGAAACTGCTGATATACGAGCTATGGTTCAAGATATTGTATTGTATACGACAGAAAACAAGACTAAATATTCTTCTCACGAGGAGCTATTGAATGAAATGAAAAAATCAATAGAAGGAATCTTGTTTTTTGAAGAAAGATATCCCATGTTATATGCGATGGTTACAAAAGAAGAAGGGTTTGAATATAGTAGCCTTGAATATTTTTTAGATATGCGAGAGAAAATCGTAAATAACAAATTAACATCAGAACAGGCTTCAAAAGTAGTAGGTCAAGTATGGTTTGATAAGTACTATAAAAACCCGGATGGCAAAAAATAGCTTATTAATCCGATGTGGGATCTAAAACTAAATCAATCAATGCATTTATTTTTCTAGCTTTTTCCATATATATAACAGGCTACTAATACAATCTGAAAGCTTCTATATTATAGATATTACATAAAATACCTGAGCATTTATTGAGACACTGGAATATTACTATTTTTTCATTTTATAATTTGAGTACATCTTTCTGTTTTTTCTAAAGTTTTAAAAGTTTTTTGGAAATTACAAAATAAATCAAGAGATGTACTCAATTTTTAATTTTCAATTTTTAGAAATATATGGTTGCTTTTACAGACATCATAACGGTTGTATATAATAATCAAGACACATATAATATGGAAAACATAGGGATAAATTTGTTACATTTTGAGATTATTAAAATAAAAATTGACACTAAAATCTATTTAAATTATTACTATCACAGTCAAAGCAAGTCAAAGCAAGTCAAAGCAAGTCAAAGCAAGTTACCGAACAGCCTATCAAACTTCAAAAGTCTTTCCGAGTTTTATCCAGAAACTCTTTCAGAAGAATGTCCGTTGCCGTTGCAGCCGCTCAGACTATCGGAATGGCCTTCAAGGAGTATATGAAGAATATTTCCGACGAGATTAGCACATCTAAGGATTTGGACGAGCATTTCGCTCAGTTCAAGAAGGATTTCAAGGAGAAGAAGAAGAATATCAAGATTGAGATTGCCGAAAAGAAGAAGGATGACAAGAAGAAGAAGAGGAACAATCTGGATGAGGATGGCAACGAGAAGCCTAAGAGGCCTCTTACCAAGTATCAGCAGTATATCAGGGACAATCAGCAAAGGATTCGCGATGAGTTTCCCGACCTTTCAAATACCGAAAGGTTCTCTAAGCTTGCCGAAGAGTGGAAGGCTTACAAAGCCACTCTCGCCAAAGCGGTTGATGACTACGATGAAGAAGAAACAGATTATTATGTTGTCGAACCCGAGGAACCCGAGGAACCTGTTACAGAAGCTGTCGACGAGGTAGTTGTTGAAGAAGATGAGAAGGCTGAGAAGGCTGAGAAGGCTAAGAAGGCCAAGAAGGCTAAGAAGGCTGTTACGACCGACAAGAAGAAAAAGGACGAGGATTCTGAGTAAATAAAGAGAAAAGTATAAAGGGTGTTTGAGATTAGGATTAGGATATATATTTTTTATTTTTTCTTGTCACCTTCTTATTATATAAATATCTAAATAATTATATAGATGATTATAGAGTTATTTATTAGCTCAGTAATAATAGGTGCTATTATTGGATTGATAGGTATTGGTGGTGGCATATTGTTGCTACCTGTATTAGTTTATTATGATTTTTCGTTCCAGCAAGCTGTTGCGATATCTCTTTTCTTAAATACGATACCTAATGCATTGCCTGGATTATATCTATATTATCAGAATGGATTTTTTGATTTTAATGCTGCTATTATAGTAGCTGCTGGAAGTATCATTGGTGGAATTGTAGGAGCTTACATTGGTGCAAATAATTATATAGACGACAGGACATTATATAGAATATATACAGCATTTCTAGTAATTACAGCTATATATATGTACTGCTATTATTGTTAGGTATTAGATTATTACTTATTTTCTTTACAATGTATTTTGTATCATATATATAGAAGGAAGTATTTAAAATGTGTCATTCTAAATTGAAAAAAAGTAAAAAGAAAGGAGGGTATAATATAGATGATGATAATGTTAATAATAGAATTAAAACAGAAAATATAACACCAGCTATTGATAAGTACGGATATTTAATTTGGAAACATATTAATATTGGTACAATTGTTATTACACCTGATAATGGATGTATTTGGAAAATAGTTAAATATACCGTAAATACTAGTGTAGAAGGTACACAATATTATTTATTTACTCTTAAATGTATTATAGGTTGCATAGTAAATGCAGAAATAATAACAACATCATATGATTTTCGTGTATTAGTAGTATTTAAACAAAACGAAAAATCTTACAATTTGGGATTAATAACGGGTTATAATCATAGTGAAATATCATTTAATGTTACAACAAAAGATGATGATAATAACATATATAACTGGTCTTTCAATAATACTGAGACAGTAAAATCTAATATAATAGGAGTTATAAAAAGTGATGACCTAATTAATAATCTAGTAATGCAAGATGGATTATCAGAATTACATAGAAAATATTTAGCTATGAAAGATATGAAAGCAGGGAAAGAGCTTATAAACTTGAGAACAATTTATAATAATAATTTTCAGTCGTCGAATATTAGTTCATATGCTGATATTGCTAAACAAAAGGGTTTAGGAATTAATTTTGGTCGTCCATTATTTATAGGATCCCTTGGTGCTATCGGCAACCAGAGTGCTTTTGGCCCTCCACAGAGTACAGCTTTTAGCCCTCCAAGTGCTGCTTTTGGCTCTCCAAGTGCCGCTTTTGGCTCTCCAAGTGCCGCTTTTGGCTCTCCAAGTGCTGCTTTTGGCTCTCCACGTGCCGCTTTTGGCTCTCCAAGTGCCGCTTTTGGCTCTCCACGTGCCGCTTTTGCCCCTGATAATGACGTAAAAATGGCAAATATGATATTAAATATATATCTTGAATTATTGGCAAATGAAGCAATATATGATGCTATATTATCAGATAATAAAGCTGGCAACATAACAAAACGAAACATTATAATTGAAACTTTAAAAGAAAATTTAAAATTTAAAGCTAATAGCAATAAAATTTTAACAAAAGAATATTATAATACAAAAGTATCGGATATATCAAGATTATCAAAAATATTATTTTATCTTTTTGATATCACTGATATCAATGAAGCAATAGAAAAAATTATACATTTGGAAGATACAATAATACCTGCACTTGATGATCTTAGAAAAAAGGGGGGGTTTATTCTATTTCTAACTGTAAAACGAGTATACGAATTAGATGATAATATATATAAATCTGATGATTTTTTTGATGGATATAATATGTTAAATCGTTTGTTTCTTTCATTAAAAAAATTAAATGAAAGTCGTCCTCGTGGAAGTCCTCCTTTAAGATTTGGTCCAGAGGGTGGCGGTTTGCCCTTATATAAAAATATAGGCAATAAGGAAATTTTAGGAAAAAATAGAATTATATTTAAAACGGCGGGTTCAAATAAAGAATATATCAAAAACAAAGGGATGTTTATTCTAGTATCAGAGTATAAAAAGCAACAAAAGCATAAATGATACAGTAATAATATTATGCTAAAAATTATGAATATATTCTAAAATATAAGCAGGGGTAGTTTAATATTCCCAATTATTGATAATTTACAACAATCTATTTTATTTTTTTAACATCCTTACTTATAATTTTTTTATATTTTGCTAATGATATAAATACCCCCTTTACTTTAACATATTCTGCACCGCGTTTCCCGGTATATATTACCATTTTTCTTTTACCATTCATAAACCTCTTTTCAGATTTCTTATATTTCTTACTTATTCCTCCGACCTGTTGTTGTTGTTCGTCTGTGTTTTTTGAATATTTTAATAATTGAAAATTTTGACTACACGCACCATAATATGTTTTATTATCATCGCTAGAATGTTCATCGCTAGAATGTAAAATAATTTCTGGTTCTATGTGATTATTTTCAAAGTCTTTTGTTTTGTACTTTTTAAACATTATACCATAATCGTCTAATGAAATATCATATTGAGGTATCATAATATCCATTTTATTTATCATAGTGCCGGTTAACGATGATTCGCTTTCTATATTTGTAAGTAGAGATATATCTTGTTTTGCAATTGTTTTTCCAATAAACTTATGACTATCATGCGTTATACTAAGATAAGCGTAAGATTCAAGGTTTGATATACCACGAGGGTTTTCGGCTTTTGATATATCCAAATCAATATGATATGTCGTTCTTCCATCATTAGTTACTTTGCTAAAGCTCGGTAATAATCCAGCTGGTTGATGACCAAATATATTATATATTTTTGTATATTTATTAAAATCAGAGTCTAAAAAAATTGGGGAATCTTTGTATTTTAAAGGTCCCTTTTCACTTAAACTATTTATTGTAACAATGGGTGAAAACTTTGATGAATGCGTGTGCAAAATCTTTTTGTCCTTCCAACTATCACAATAAGCCAAACAAGCAGCTGTCATAGCTATATATTTTTTTAAGTCTTCTTTAAATATGAATAATGGAATAGTTAAATCACCATTATTATATGAGTTAAACTTCTTTAAAAAATCGGTTAACTCTGAGTTCAAAAAAGCTATATTTTCAATTTTTATATTCGGATCATCATTTCTTCCTATATTGCGAGGTATTATAAACCTACCCGTATCATCATCATACTCTATACCATTATGGGCTGCAATAATCAATTTTTGATCAATATTAATCGACGTATTTGAGTTCAAAAAATTAAAGATTTCTATATTATATTCATTAGATGAATTGCCATAATCTCTTCCTATATTGCGAGGTATTATAAACCTTTTATTATCCTCATCATACGGTATACCAGAATGGGCTGCAATAATCAATTTATCATTAATAGTAATATTTGACATAATATGGCATTTTTGTAAATATCTTATGTATAAGCCATTATAATCTTTAAAGGCATCAGGAATATTATCAGGAATATTATCAGGAATATTATCACTTACAACATTATATTTAGCTGTATTTCCAATTCCGTATTTCCAGTCTACACCCATTATAATATTCATCGTAATTATAAATAAATGTATATAATCATCATAAAATTTTTTCTTATCAGGGTACTTATTATTACTGTTAATATTTTCATAAATCTTAAATAATACTTCGAACTCTTCTTTAAAAAATTCCACCTGATTTGGAGCTCCAAAAGTGTCACTATATATGTAGTTAACTCTTTCTTTTAAACCATCTGGATATGTACCTTCAAATTTTGTTTCACTCCCAGCTTTCGCCCATATACCTTTTAGAGCTATATATTCTTCATTTTGTTTTGCAGAAAATCTAAAGTTAAAATACATGTCCCTGCGAATAAACGCGCCTGCGGGAGTTTTCATATCATACTCATCAATAATAACTTTAAAAAATTCCCAGGCCTTTAATTTTTTATAAGCTTCTTTTCTCATTAGCGTTTCTATATAATCGACAGAAAACTCACGATAACACCTTATCTTATTTAAATCTCTATTACCGCATGTTAATATAACACGATCACTATATGTTTCTTTTAAATTGAGCATATATTTTAAATTACGAATAGACTTCGCCCCGCGGTCTAGTAAGTCTCCTGTAAAAACTATTGCGCGATTACTATTATTAGTATTAGCAAGGTCAGTTAAGTTAATAATTTCATCTGGCATATTACCTTCTAAATCTGCAAAAAAGTTAATTTCAAAATTATCATCAAAATGATATATTCCATCATTTATACCAAGTTCACCTCCCTTCTTTTTACAATCTTTTCTACCGCAACCTCTACAATCTTTTTTACCACAACTTTTACAACCTTTTCTACCTATATTTTTAGTCATAATTTTAATATTATACTTCTAATATATATAATATATAATATATAATATATATTATTAAAAAATAATCCCATAAATCATATTACAACATTTTTAAATTAAGTCCGATTATGTGATACAAACATATAAAAGATGTTGTGTTGTGTAATGTGTATAATTTAGGTTTTTTATCATTTTAACATCGTAATTTTTATAAAAATTGATATAAGCAATTAAATATATATATTTTTTAACAAAGTATTATTATGAGCAGTGATATGCCATTGTCCAATGTCCCCCCTACTAATCTCACTCAATTAATTGAAAAAACGTACAGTAATTACGATGGCAATACTAATTATGCAAATACTCTTATTAATACGCTGAAAAAATATCATTTCTGGCCTAATATCAAGGTTAAGAAGTTCAAAAATAACGATGATATTGTTCTTCTTCATACTAATTACAAGATGAGTGATATTTGCGAATATAAGGAGCTTTATGAGCAATGTAGGAGTATCGTATTGGACTTTACACTATCGTGTAATAATAATGTTGTAGTTACCTATGCCAATTCTATTCCGCGAAGAATCGGATATGAGGAATATATTTCGGCAAATTATAGTGACACTGACAAATGTTATGAGGCTTATGATGGTACTATTATTACTGTATATAATTATAAAAATCAGTGGTATTTCGGGACATCAAGTTGTCCTGACGCGAATAGTTCAAAGTTCTCGCATCCTACGAAATCGCACGGCAAGATGTTTGACGAGGTACTATACGGATTTTATAGTAAATCTCCTGAAACCGCTGAAATGCTTTCGCGCATTCCGCCGGATGATGTCGGAGAGACTCTGCGGGCCATGTTCGCGTCCAATTTGAATCCTGAACACGCTTATGAGTTTGTATTGATTCATTATGATAACAAGCATATCATTGATTATACTGATGTTCTTGGGGAGAATTATAAGGAGCTTGTGCATATCAATACAAAAAACAGGGTTACACTGGAAGAATATGATATTAATCTATCGGCTATCCAAGAGCTCTTTAATTTGGGTGTAAAATATCCTGCTTATTTCGCAGACATCAATCAGGCCAATACATATATCAATGAGAATAAAAGTTATGGGTTGATTATCAAGAAAAAGGTGGATGGAGAGAACTTTTCGAGGCTATACAAGATATCTTCGATGTATATTAACTATCGCGAAGAGACTGACCCATGTCACCCTAATGTATGGATGAATATTCTTAGCGTCTATATGAAAAACAAGCAGAATTATACGATTAAGGATTACATTGCGACATATAACCCGAATATCCAGATTCCAATTGATAATAACGGAAGACATATTGACCCTACATATCTCGTACATACGATTATTTCAACTATCAAGGATAGCCTATACAGCTATTATAAATCAAGTACGACATATAACCCGACTTATAAGAGATACAAGATGAATAAGGAGATGGACAAGCAATTTGCACCAATTATTCAGTATCACTTGGCGCAGCTGAGAAATCTACAAATCACGACATTCAGCAAGAAGCTTATTACGTGCTCTAACATTTATTACTATTTGTGTCAATGTAATGATGTAAAAAATATCAAGACTCTTATTCAGTTCTTTGCAACGAATCCAATTAATGAAATGCAATCCCGGACATCAATGTGTTTCGCAATTATGAACACATTGATTTCATAGATGTCGGGGGTATTTGGGATGTCGAAAATATAAATTGTGAATATGAAAATATATATCTTTAATAATAGATAGAAGGATATATATGACGGACTATTTTTCCACACAGGGATGGGTGTATATTGTAGTTAGTATTATACTTACTATAATATCTCTTGCATTGAATGTGTATTTGGAAGGCCCTGGATTATATTTAATAGCGTATTTTGTATATCTGCTTGTAATATTATTGACAGCTTACAATATAACATGTTTAACAAAAGGCGAATGCTATGTGTGGAGCTGGATTGTTACAATACTATCAATAATACCTATGATACTTATGATAATCCTAATAGTATATATCATATTATATGAAAAAAATGCTAAGCTGTAATTTTATATTTATATATTTTTCTTTTTTTTCTTGTAATAAATTACTCTATTATTGTAATTAAATATTAAAATTTTGATAAAAAATAGCATATAATAATTATTACGCTGACACTTCTTTAATTACCAAAGTTTTATAAAGAACACTTGTGTTTTCTGCTTTAAGAAAAAATGACAACTGCGCAAAATGCCTTATCTGTTATTTTCAAGGAACGTATTAAGAATATGCCTGATGATATTGACGATAAGGGAATCTTTGAAGAATATTATAAAGTTTGATGGACATAAACAATATAGGGCGAGGGAAGAAGAATGCAGCATTATAGTGCATTGCTGTATATTATGTGTTTTATGTTTTCTTTATTTTTTCATTTGTAAAAATTGATATATAAGATAAAAATATAATAAACTATATATTAATAGAATGTTTTACAATTATAAGTTTGATTCGACCGACCCTTCAAATAATCACAGCTTTGATATTCACGATATTGACTTGGCTATTGTGAATGGTATGCGAAGGATTATTATGACGGATATTCCAAACTTAGGAGCAATTGGAGAAAAGCTGGAGAAGGAGGAGCCTACTGTTAGCGTCATTGCTAATACAGGAGCATTACATGATGAGTTTATTATACATCGCATTGGACTAATTCCTATTTGTATGACGGCAGATGAAATTGAAAACTACGAGGATAATTCGCTTGTCATTGAATTGAATGTTAATAATACTACGAATAAGAGTATTGATGTGCGAACCTCGGATTTTAAGGCAACTTTCAATGATGTAGAAATTACTGAGAAGAAATTGAGAGAGTTATTTCCACCGAACAAGGTATCAAAGCACAATATATTGATTACTAGACTGAGACCGGGAGAACACCTACATTTGAAGGCTAATATTGTAAAAAGAACTGGACGAGATAATGCTTCGTTTAACCCTGTTTCATTATCAAACTTTTCATATATCCAAGACCCTAAGGAAGCTAAGAAATACGAGAGCTTACTTGATAAAGAGAGGGCGTACTATATGAATGAATACGGTGACCCTACTAAGTTCAAGTTTGACATAGAGCATATTAATGTTAATATGGGACCTCGTTATTTAATCCCGAAATCGCTGGATATTGTTATAAACAAGTTAAATAATCTAATGACCGAATTGGTTAATATTAATACGACGGAAATAGTAAAAATACAGCAATTCCAAGATATTGCAGAGACATATGAGTTTATCATTGATAATGAAGATGATACGTTGGGAAATATTATACAATCCTATGTACATGACAATTATGTGAGGAACAAGAAAACTGTTAATAACATGGCTTGCAAGTTCATAGGCTATATTTGCCCACATCCTCTCAAATCTACAATGATTATAAGGATAACTCTTGATAATATTACTGATAAATATATGTTTATCGCATTTATGGATAAAGTATGCAAGGAAATTGTCAGTTATTTAGTTGATATTAAGACAAAATGGAATAAGTTTGCAATTGATAATAATGTAGCATAATTTATATTATTATATATTAAAAGAAAGGGAAAAATAATATGTCAATTAATATAAATCACAATGAGTATATTTTTGAGGATGAAGAATTGGAAGAAATAGAATATCTTGAAATAATGAGTATAGATGATATTATTAAAGACAATCCTTCATTTATAGCATTGTCCCGCAATGAAATAAAGAGCAGTTTATTTGAATTGTTCGCGAATAATAAGAAGGCAAATAATATAACAACTCTTTTTTACGATATAATAAATGATATAGATGGCAATCGTGGGAAATTGAAAAATTACGATAATTATGTTTTTGATGCCGAAGCAGAAAAGAATGATTATAGTGCTGATATTGTAGATAAGACAGAGGTTGCCAATTTTAACAATCTGAAAAAGAAGACTGTAATAAATCACGATATAGCGAAGGAAAAATATTTTTTTTGTATTAAATACAATAATGATTCGGATAAACTGCGCTTTAAGCCTGATGCCAATATAAATATAACGATAGAACCATGCGATAAGGATTTCCCAATATATTACCCCGTATTCCCAGCAGATGATGTGAATATTCCGATAATATCTGCTTATTACAAAATACCTAAGACTGTTATAAATGATTACCTGTATACTAAGATAACATCGCATTTAACGAGGACGAAAAATATCAATTATGTATCTTCGGAAAATTGCGAAAATGTCAGCGATTTAATAAAGGGCGTCAAGCCGGATATTAACAATATCATAGAGTATCTCAAAGATAGCTTTGAGCTAGATTATTATAATATAGAGAATGTCTTGAATAAGTTTGGTAAATCATTGGATTTTATTAACAAGGAAGATTTCGGCGTTTTATGCGATTATTTAGAGGATGTTATGGGACAATATAAAGAGAGAAAAAATGTATCGAGGCCTGTTAAAATTAAGAAGCCTGATATTATAAATAAAAAGTTAATTTTCTTTGATAAATTGAATACGAGTATACAGTTATTAAACTTGACAGACAAGGTAATAGATTTTTTGGACAAAAATAAGATGAGTTTGGAGGATTATCGTGAGAATAATATAATGACAGACAAGATAAAGCCGTTGGATTATTTAAGGACTTATGACATAGTTGAAGAAATTAGACATAGAGGGATTGGAAACTATGAAGATAATGAGGTAATATTGGAGATATTAGATATTATAAAGCATTCTTTGAAAAATAGCAATATCTTAGAGGCGATACAATCTATTGATGGTATCTTAAAAA